TTTCTTAATCGATGAAACAGTGGGCGTCAGCCCGTAGTAAGCTATTGGTAATTGCTTACTCTTCCAGAGCGGTTGGGACCGAGACAGTTAAAGACAGTCTTTCCGGATGTCGTTTGTTGATGTTTCTATGCAAAGAAGTGTTCTCACCGCGATAGCGGGATACTAATTCCTGATAGGAGGGGAAACGTAACGAGGGATACGGCGTCTTGTAGACGTAAAGGAAGAATGACCTCATCTCACCCTTTCGGGGGGGCAAGGGCTTACAATCATAAGTTGATTCAATGCGTTTGAACTCACGTTCAAGCATCACATGCTGATCGAAGCGCGTTCCTTTAGACCACACTACTCCAATAATCCGAGTTAGTGCATCACCAGGCTCTCTGTCAATGCCGTCAGGTTGCGAAACCTGGGCTAGGACGAGCTCAGTGGAAGTTTCCACATCAGTTGCCGATACAATCGACTTACCGAGGAAATCCAGTGGTGGAAAATTATCATCTTCATCATCTATACTCTCAGGCTCTGTCGGATAGAAAAATCCTTTATCCGGATGCAGACGTAGATTATGCCGAGTTAGAAAGAGATGTTCGAATAATTCTTTATCAGTGTACAAAAGGGGAAATTTTAATTCGCACAGTGAATCATCACCCATGAAATTCCAGTAGGTGAACAAAGAATCGAAGCGATTAACTTCGCGTTTGGCAGGGATGAAACCTCGAATGCGCGCAAGAATTGCAGCAGCGTCGAAGTGAGCCAAAGCGTTGACAAGAGAATCAATGACTTGAGTGAAAAATGAACCGGAAGGTACTCCATCGTGCGTTAAATAAGCGTTATCGTACATGATTGCCCATGTGTTAACGAAATAATCAACGATGAATTTCCAGGCATTTTGTTGCCATTTCTCGAGGACGAGACACTTCCGCAAAAGCGAAAAGGCCCATCTAATACGTGATTCCAGAACAGAGGCGTCAAAACCAGATATGTCGAATCCATAATGCGCATTTCTGCGAGGTAGACGAGCGCACAGCTCGACGGATCCGCCATTAAACCAGTTGACATCCCAGGCTAGGAGGGAACAGTGTTTTAAACGCTCAAATAGAGGTAAAGCGAAGAGGGACTCAATCCATGCAACTTCAAGTGGGTAAACCCAAGTGAGACGTGGTTTGTTGTCAGGTATCTTACAAAGTTGGTTGCGTACGCCAGCAAGACAGGGGAATGTCTGTACTTTATGCGTCTTAGCAAAGAGCTTCTTCATAAAATTCATCCGCTTAAGGAGCGAAAAGCATTGCCGCTTTTCAGTGTAACCCATCCTGTTAAGGGGGTAGCCGGGACTAGTGTCCTGAGGTACGAGTTTAAAGGCTGCTCGAAGAGTTAGAGGACTAACTTTCGTTGTAAAGACTTTACCGAGCTCAAATTCAACAGCTTGTGATGAGAGTTCGATTAATCTATCATGCGAGACAGTCTCTGCGTCAGAGAAATATGCATCCATTCGTTTTTGCATGTCTATCGGTTTAGCGACTGAACGCCAGTATGTCTTCGATCTAAGCGAGACAAAAGGTGAAGGTTTCAGTATAACAGATTGCAGACCTGCAATAATTGGTGAAGAATGGTGCTTTCCAGGTGTTTTCCCTTTAGCAAAATCGTTCCATTTGGTCAATTGTGAGAGGTATTTTTCGATGTCGACAGGAGGTAAAATGTTCATTGCTGACCCAGGCAAAACATTCGTATTCTTAATAGAGGTAGTCGTTCATGTTGGAGTTTGTTCTCACTACTCCGAAATACGCAACTTACGGGGATGCGTAATTCCCAAGATCCATCTTTTGAACACTGGGGACGGTTTGAACCAGG